ACAAACTTGGTAGACCTCGACCCTCAGTTGTATACGGCTGGCGGAAACTCCGTATCGTTCGATACCGACAAGCTTGACCACCAGCGAGGTTGTGAACGTTCTTAACACGCCATCCGTTACATTCTCCGCAAGCATCCAGGGCCGCTAAACGATCATGAGAAAAGAAAAGACAACCGGGCTTAACCTATTCTTCCCGATTACGAGGGTTGACGAAGAAACTCGAATAGTAGAAGGTGTGGCATTCGCTAACGAACAGGTTCAAGGTGACAAGCGCAAACTCCCTGCGTCGGTACTTGAGCGCGCTACACCTGACTACATGAAGTTCGCGGCTGTCCGTGAGATGCACGGCAAGAATGCAGCAGGCACCGCTCTACCGCTAGACCCGGAGATCGCCCGTCAGTGCGGCGTATTCTGGGAAGACCGAGACGGAAAGCGCGTGGCCGTCTTACGCTCGTACATTTCTGACGACGCGGCATTAAAGAAAGCACGCGACGGCACCTATAAAGGCTACTCCGTTGGCGTCATGCCTACCTCGGTTCGTGGAAACAATGTGGAGTCATGCACTTGGTACGAGACCTCACTTGTTGACCGTCCAGCTGACCCAGACGCTCTGCTTTCGATTGCCCGCGCGGATGGCATTCAAGAAGAGGGAGAATGCGCCATTCTCGACGATTACACCAGCGACGATGATCTGCTTTCTCGAATGTGGGGTGACGGAGATTTTGAGCCTATTCTAAGAGCCGAGGATGACGGTCTGGGTGAAATTATCGAACGGCAAAAGACAAAGTGGACAAAAGAAAAGCGTGATGCCCTGCCGGTTAAGAACTTCGCTTGGCCAGAAAAAAGGAAGTATCCAATTGAAGATCAAAAGGATGTCGACGACGCGGCGCGCCTAATCGGTCGAGCGCCCGAAGCAATGCGATCGAAGATCAAGTCGCGTATCATGTCTATCGCGAAGAGGCTTGACCTCAAGATTCCAGAGTCTTGGTCAACGGATGCAAGCGAGCGAACCGAGACCGATTTTTCGATCATGCGCGGCGCATTTGCCAGCATGATGACGAGCATGATGCCTTGGCGTCTCAGGTACATGGCATTTGACACCCTTTCAGATGCTATCGGGATGATTCAAAGCACCACCTATGCTGATCCGTCTCAGATGGAACACGACGTTAGGACCGCTCTCGACGAATTCGCGGAATTCATCATGCCAATCGTCAAAGACAAGTCCTGGCCAGACGCCGACTGCTTTGATGATATGGATAGTGACGAGGATGCCGAGCGCGGAGCGACGCCGACCCTCCTTCGCTTAATCCAAGCGAGTCGCAATCAGACGTTCCTCGAAAGAAGGGCTACTGAATCAGAAGCGGTAGCGATTGAGCGACTAGAAAAGATTTCAACTCTCGAAAGAGAATTGAGTACAGCAAATAGTGAACTCCTTACAGTGCAAGGGCTTGAAAGAGCCGCAAGAGAAGAAGTAGCGAAGCTGTCAAAAGAGCCACAACGTAGACCACCAGTTCGAATTACCGAAGGTATAGAGCGCAAATGGGGATCTATGTTGCCAGACGACGACGCAGCGGAAATCAAGCGTCTTCAGGACGAACACGCGGGCATTATGTCCCGCAGACTATCCATGACGGCAGGAGAGCGTGAAAATGCTTCTCACCGGCTAATCGTGCTCGAACAGCAGATAACCCGCCTCGGCGGCAGAGTCTACGCAAACCAATAGGAAATTTAAGAACATGAACTTTTCAGGAGTAAATTTTGACCCTCGGCTTGGCAGCTTCCGAGCTGCACATCTATCGGAAGGATGGGCAACCGGTGCTTCGCCTTTGCCGATTTCGCGCGGCATTTATACGGCAGGAATGACCGACGACATCCAGCGGCGAACGGCCATGATGGAGCGCGGAGAATTCGGAGGTGTCGATCCTTCTCAATTCTTGATGCAACTCCAGATGGACGTGCTTGCAAATATCAGCCGCGCGCAGACATCGGGCAACATCCCAACGCGGCAAGACCTTGAAGCCCCGGCGACGATGATTATTCCGCTGGATACACCGGTGCGAAATAAGTTGCCGCGTTCAATCGGATCGGGTCTTGCGTCTCAGTGGTTCACCGAGACGAGTCTAGGCGGCGGCTACGGCGTCTCCACAACCATACCAAGCGGTACAGCGTCTGCGACACAGACATTTGCAAACACCAATGGTATGCAGCCGGGAATGTCTTTGTTCTTCTCGCTCTCGAACATCTATGCAATTGTTTCCAGCGTCACGAGTTCAACCGTTGCTGTAATGACGAGTTCGATTACGACCACTACGAACGACGTGGTCACCATGGGACCATACGCAGAGCTTGGACAGAATCCTCAGCAGGCATTCTTTGCGGAGTCTGGCGCCCCTGCCAACGCCTCGGCGGTTTACCTTGAGATCACGAAGAGCTACAAACTGCTCGGCACACTCGGCTCAATTACTGGTTTGGCTATGGCGGCTGGTGCCACCTTCGATAATCAGTTGGCTGAAGAGAAGCGGGCGGCTATCTTTCGAACGATGCTTACGGAGGAGTTCGCTCTTATCAACGGTAGCTCGACAAGCGTTCTACCTCCGTTTGGTGACGGCACCAACGCTCTTGGATTTGATGGTTTCATCAACCTCATTAGCACGGCAAACGGTACGCCGGGTTCGCACATCCAAACAGCGGTGGGAGCCTTAACTCTTGCCCACCTAGATGCGCAGACGACCCGAGTTCACAATGACGGCGGACGCGATCAGTACATCATCTGCAACGCTCAAGAATCCCAGTCGATGGTTCATCTGGCAACCGGGTCTGGATCGACGAATCGAATCGTCACGCAGACCGCTAATATCACACTTGGCGCGACGGCGGCGTTCTACATGCAGCCAGTAAGCGGGCAACTTATCCCGATTCTGACATCGAGGTTCTGCCCAGCGGGAACAATTTTGTTCTGCTCTGAGCGAGGTCCAGACGGTATGGTCGCGGCTGACGTTCGCGTTCTGCCTCAAGTTCAGTTACCAGAGCTGGCACCTAACCAACCAATTCAAGGCTATACCGCGCAGGAACTTGCGCCTGCAATCGCATCGCCGCAGGTATATCCGTTCATCGTGAGTGTCTACGAAGTTCTTCGAATGAAGAACAACTACGTGTTCGCCAAGAGCACTGGCGTGACGGCGGTCTAGTCTGAACAACAACCCGCTTGGAGTGATATCTACGCGGGTTGATACGGAGCAAAACATGGTTCAAGAAAGACAATTAGTAAATACATTCAAGGCACCTCCAGTCGGATCTCAGGAAACGGCCGCCAACTTCAAAAAGTTCACCGTAGAACGGTCGGACTTCATTGAGTTGCCGGGATGCCTCAGTGTTACCGAGATTCGGTTAGACGGGCACATAATCCCGCCATACGAAGACCGGGAAGTTCTTGCAAATACAACGGGAGCGACGAAGCCTATCAGGGTCCAACTTTACAGCTTGCAGGATTCGATTCATGGGCCGATCCTTATGAGGTCTGAGCAATCAAACGACGGTGCTTGGCAGGCAGGATCTACCATCTGGGTTTCCGGTACATGGCAAGACGATCAGCCTGCCACGAGCGGCAAGAAGTAATACGGCAACATGGCAGAAAGCGCATACCCCACGGATAGCCAAATTTCGACATTTGTGACTAACTCTGGGGTTGTTCTGCCATCCGGATACGTTTTCACAAACTACGGAGCGGCGGCGTCCGCGTGGTGGGAGGAGCAAACCGGCTACCAGCCGTTTTTGCAGACCGCAAGCGCGACTAGGACGTTTAATCCTCCAGGTGATCAACCTAAGAATCGCTCGTGGACTAACCTGCAGTGGGGCGGCGGCACCATTCTAAACCTCAATGCCGCAATAGCTAATCAGGCCGCCTTTGTGTCTCTCAGCGTTCAAGGCGTTACTGCCGCGTGGACTTTAGGCACAAATTTTTGGCTTGAGCCAATCAACGCTCCAGCGCAAGGCCAACCTTACACTCGCATTCGATTCTCCTATCCAATATATGGCGCGGCGTACTGCGTTTCTGTTACCGCTTTATGGGGATGGGGCGCAACAATACCGGAGGATGCTTTCCAAGCCATACTTCGAAAGGGCGCTCAGATGGCGATGGTCGATATTCTTGAGGGAATCGCCACTGCAACGCTGTCCATCTATCAGGGCGACGAGCGGTTTGTTATTGAACCGCGCATTCTGATGAAGTCGGGTGAGGGATGGGGGCTTTATGCAGATAGGGCGGCTGAGCGGTACAAATTCCGAAATTGGGGGCTGATTTGAACCTTCAGTCAGTGGTTCTGCAGAGATGCCGCGCGGCCAGCACGGGCAATATGACGAGCACGGGGCAGCAGCTTTTACTTACCACAACGAAGAACCCGGACGGCTCGGATGCGTCAACCTTTACCGCGCAGACGCCGACATTCAAGTGCAACCTGCAAGAGGTAAGGGGCAACTCTTTGCCGCTTCCGTTCTCAGATATTGATCTAGCGTTCTACAAACTGTTCACGCCTTACACCATCGTGTTTAAGGCGCGAGATAGGGTCACGGTTGACGGAATAACCTACGAGGTTCAGGACACAGACCTTTACAGATCGCCCGACCAGATTAGTCATGTCTATCTGATATCGAGAACACAGCTATGATTGATCTCCAAGTTCAGGCAAACTTTCCAAGGCTAGCCGCTTTCTCAAGGAACCTGCAGGATGCGATGATAGTTGGCGTTCAGGCGGCAGCGGTTGAGGTTGAGCTCATCGCTATTTCGGAAGTGCTACTTTACGAAGCATACGACACTTACGCTCTCATGGAGTCGATTTACGTCAGCGTCTACGGCTATTCGACTTACGAGGAAAAGGCGGACATGGCAGCGGACGCCGCATTAAACAACCCAACGAACTGGCCAGATATTCGGCAGACAAAAATATTTAATGGTGATGATCCATATTTAGTTTTGGATCCGAAAGTAGAGAGCCAATCGCGGTACGACGCGTGGGTAGCGGTCGCAGCAGCGCACGGGAAATATGTCGAGAACGGCTATCTTTCTTGGTACAACAATTGGGTGCCCGCTCGCCCATTCTGGCAGGCCACAGCAGACCGCGCACGGCCAGAAGTGCTTAGAATACTAAGCGAAGCGTTAAATCAGGCACAATACGGAAGAGCTACGGCGCTTCCGGCAATTCCTTAAAATTCATGTAACATAGGCGCAATATGCACATCTCACGAAGATCGGTTTTAACTTCAGCTTTCCTGGCCTCTCTCGTCGCGCTTATTCCGCAATATTTCCGAAAGGCGTTCACACCTAAGCACCCAGAGATAACGCTTGCGTCGCTTGACCGCGAGTCCGACTTCGGTCCCGACGACATCCTCCAATCGATTGTCGTATCGAAGCACGACTCAGACGAAATGGTCGAGATTGCGACAGGAAGGCGCGGAGGACATGCATCGCGCAGAATCGTTGATCCAGCCACTAACAATTCCATACCTCCGACAGTGACAGGGTTCATGAGTTGGAGACATGGCACCCTTGCAAAGGTCATTGCAAGCGACGGCATTCAAAAGGGACACGTTCTCTTTGTCGTAAAAGGGAAGGATATTTACACGGTAGAAAAGGAAATCACTGTCTAAATGTACGATCAGCAAGCAGTCGATACTTGGGTTTACGGGCAACTTTCAGCCGACTCTACGCTGATAGCCATGCTTCCTTCCGGTGCGTCGAGCATCTATAACCAAAAGCCACCCGCTGGCGTTTTGCCGCCATACATCATTTTCAATGCGGTCCCGTCTCCTGATACAAAGACCAATGGTAACGTCCGCGTGATATCAACGTGGAATGTGTCGGCGCAAATGGTTATAATTGATCCAGACACAGGAAAGCCCGTTGCGGACAGTGCGGCGGCTCTCATTGACCAAGACATGTTTACCGGTGGCGTTTCTCAAAATGGTTTTTGGATCATTTGTTCACGAACCAAGGCAATTAACCTTGCGCCGGACCAAAGGGACCGTCTGTACCGCTATGTCGGCGGGAACTACAAGATTGATCTAAGGCCAATGTCTCAGCCGAGCTAGGAAACGAAAACGAAATGGCAATCACTTATGAAGCCGCAGCTAGTCTGCTTGAGGATGTGGTCGGGACTGTTAGCTATACGGCTGGTACCGGCGATACGGGAGTTTTATCTACTTACGCAACGTCAATAATTGTCAACCTCGACAAGGTGACTATCAAACGCTCGATGGACAATTCCGACCATAGCGGAGGACAGAATCCGGAAAAGATCATGCGTGGGACAAAGTTCGACACGCAGACAGACATTGACCTAAAGTTCTACGTTGACGCCAATACGGCTGTTTTTTTGCCAGGTCTTCAGGTTAAGTTTGCCGCAGTCGTCACCATCGGAGAGCACAACGTCGCAGTAACGATTTTCGGAATCATCACTGATATCGACAATGAATTCGCTGGTCCTTCAACAATGAAGATCAGCATCAAGCCTTATGCTGTTGGCGGAAACGCCTCATACACAGCGGTCTACACCTAAACATCATGGCAAGTCTCAGGTCGCAACTCGGAAAAAAACTATCCTACAAAACGGCTGTGGCCGAATACCAGGGAGAAACATATCAGTTCGGAGGGTTCCCTTCGAGTTCCATGGTTCTGGACCAAGGAATGCCTGACGCTAAGGCCGAAGGCATTTGCAAATTGTGGAATGTCCAATTCTGCCCTGAAGGTGCAGACGGGCGGAAGATTAGCCCAGTTCCCGAGACATTTACGCCCGGGAACCTTCCTCAAATCAAAGCTGTTCTGCATTATCTAATCCAGGCAGAAGGCGAAGATCCGCTTCAGCTAACGGACATTGCCGACATCTTTTCGACTTCCCCGGGACTATTTGCAAATCTCTACGCAGCGGCGATGAATGTTATGACCGCATCCAATGTCGTGGAAGTGGCAGCGGGAAACTTGCCAGCCGAAGAGACTGCGACCTAGAGGTATGGGTTGTTAAAACCACTGGCAAACCTACTTCAGTTCTTCGGCGTGAAGGTTGGACTTCCCAAGAAATAGCGGATGCGGTGGGAGCGGGGTATATATTTCAAGCGGAGTTCGAGCAACGCATGGTTGAAATAATAAAAAGGTTGGTGCCGAGATAACCCCTGATATCCTCGCGATCCTGATCACGGTTCGAGGTGCGCAGCTGGCTGTATCTGCCGTCAATGGCGTTACCGGTGCCTTAACGAGCGCGCAAGTTGCCGCTCGGGCGTTAATCCCAATTCTTCGCGCTTTGGCGGTTGCCGTCGTCTTTCTTGGCGCTTCGCTAAAGGCCGCTGGCGAGGACGAGTCGATGCGCCTTCAGCTTCAGGCGCTAACGCATGACGGCAGTATTGCGATGTCCCAGATACGGGCCATACGTGCTGAATCAGAACGCGGGTTGTTCGACAAGGAGGAACTTTTTCAAGCCAGAAAGATTTTTGATGAAACCGGCGCTTCGATCAAGGAACTTTTGCCGCTATCAGAAGAGTTGGCCCTGCGATCCAACAAGGGCCTTGATGCTACGTCTCGGATTTTTGCGTCACTAGAAGGCGGCGGTATCGCACGTCTTGGCGCCGTTCTTCGTTCTGCCGGTCTAACCGTCGATGCTTTGAGAGGCGCTGGACTTGATGTAACCAAGTCGTATCAGGTCAAGAGTTCCCCCCAGGAAACACTAAGGGTTCTCAAAGAGCTTCTAAGCAAAGATAGTCTTTCCGATGCGCTAGGCGGATCTCTGAACGCTAGTTCTAAGGGAGCAATCGCGGCATTAAAGGATCTGTTCAGAAGCATAGGTGACGGTCTTCTGCCGGTCATCAAGCCCGCACTTTACTTGCTAACAGGACTGCTGAAGACCTTCACATATCTCAATGACATTACCCACGGATGGTTCGGGAACATCCTTCTTGCTGTGGGCGCGCTCAAGACGATCGGTGTTGTTCTGCCCATCATTGTCGATCTAGTCGACTGGTTTAAGGTTCTCGCATTCTGGGACGCGCTTTTGGTGGCGCTCAATAACCCTTGGGCTGCAATCGCAAATGCCATTGGCGCAGTCGTAACTGCCATCAAGGCGCTTGCAAGCGCAGAAAAACTGGCTGCTGCATGGGCCGCAATCCTTGATGCGCTAGATGGAAACTGGGTCGCGCTTGGCGCGGGCGCTGCCGTAGCCGCTGCTGTAGGAATCGCTTGGCATTTTGGAAATGCTCAGGAGGGCGAGAAAGACGGTCCTGCCGCTGAGCGTCCACGTAGACGCTCCGACGTTGAGAATTTACTACAACGTCAACGGGCTAAGCAGTGGGCCTAGAAACTAATGTAAGGCTCGCCGTAGTCGCCGTTTGTGAGCGCAAGAACAGTTGCGGTAATAATTGCAAGCGCAAGCAGAATAACCACGGTATCGTGGCTGAGACGCCGATGCACGTGGTTTCTAGTCGGTATTGGTATCCTAAAGCCCGGTGGTAGCATACGCATCTAGGATATTTTAGCCCATGCCAGATATTACGGTTCTTCTTAATTACCCTCGAAGTGAAAAGTATCATGCACCGTGGAGTGTCCTAAAGACAGCGCACGGGATGTCGTTCTCATATCCTCAGAACGGAGTGTTCTTCAATACCGACACACTTGCGCCTTTTCTTTGGCAAGAACCAAATAGCGGAATCATCATAATCAAGCCAACATTCTTGACAGCAAAGCGATTTGATCCAGCTTACGTTTCTAAGACATGGTTGATTCCGACTAGCCTAAACTATGGTGGAACTGCCGCAGGCGGGAGACTTTTCACTTATTTTGGATCGACAGGCACCGACACCGCCGCGCAATCCGAATATGTGATGTCCAGTCCTAAGCTTACGACCATTACAGACACACGCACTGGATTGGCTGTTGACGGCAACCTTCAGAACTTTATCAACCGCGCTAACTACTCCGCTCAAAGTATGGTATGGAGCCTTCAAACGCAGGTCCAACTTGCCGCTAACCAGGCATGGTCATTTTTAATCGCTCCTAGCTCCATCCCTCCTGATTTCGCCGACACGTTCTTTATGATCGCGTTTGGAGGGAAATTCATCCTTGAGATCACCATGGCCGGAATTGCTTACATGTGGGGCGACGTTGACGGCAACGGCACCTACGTTCACATTGACACCTACGTGATGAGAGACGGCGGCGTGAACATGAACCAAGCCTTTCAGGTGTCCGTCATCCCGCTTTCTAAGCGATTCCTTAGTGTTAGTTTCACGCAAGCGACGGCACCAGGAGTTCACGGCAGGGCCTCGACTTATGCCAGCAAACCCGACAGTTTCTTGACCGTACTTCGCGGACAAGGCCCTCAGAATCCTGCCGACAACAACCTTGAGCCTCAGTGGGATGCAGGTCTGGCGCAATGGGTGAAATATCCAGCAGCGCCAATAACAATAGGACTCGTCAGCAACGATTTTGACTATCATTTCGTCATCGCAACCGGATATTTCCCTGGGTCTGCGACGGCTTACATGGCCAAGGAATATCCGCCTGAAAAGGCGACGTGGAGCGGGATTAACTATACAATCTCGTCATGTTATTACAACCAATATGAAGCCGTAGGTGGCACACCGACCGCGATAGGTGTCATTCTGGTTGACCAAAACGGGACGCCGTATGATCCTGCTTCGGGAAATGCGCTTGTATCCGAAATAAGTCTTTCCCCTTCTTATCCCCTCCAGATCTACACCCCTGAAATTCACGCGTATGGCGTTAGCTACCCGCCATACGTTCAAACTCCGGACTGGACGCCTATTGATGTCTCGGAGGACTGGCAACTAATTCGATTCATCCTTTCGACCGATCTAAATGCGCAACGCGTCGAGATGAAGTTGCTGCGAGACAATGACTGGCTAAATCTCATGAAAATGGCGGGGCCATGCCGCATTTCGGCACTCAATAATAGCGGAGTATCCCAAGTGCTTTGCGACTTCTACGCAGAACGCCAGCAGCCGACCGTAGAGGGTTCAAATCAGCTTATCGTAGACCAGTTTGAAGGTCTTGACATGTGGGATCGACTGAATAACTCGCCGCTTCTCATCGAGACCGTACTTGAAGGCGACCAAGTGGCAGTTCAGATACAGCAGGCAATTATAGACGCTGGATTCCTTTCGTCTGAGGTGTTCATAGACTATGCCGCGAGCCCAGAACTAACGTCGATGACGTTCGGACTTTTAACCAATCCGAACGACATTTTGAGGCCGAATTCAGATACCTCGTGCGGTGACTTCATTCGTAATTGTGCCGAGAAAATAGGAGTCCAATTCTCTCCGCCGATTCGCGTTCGATGGGTTTCAAACGGGACCGGGGGAATGTGGTGGCGGATCTACCTTGGCCCGATTTACACCGTGAATACCGGCTACGCTCACGGCAATTGCCAGTTGCGATTCTTTCTCGACGACTCGCTGGTTTCAACCGACACGTACGGTAGCGATCAGGCTAGGTGGCAAGCTGGCGACTTCATTGTAGTCGGAAATGATGAGTGGACAGTTACCAGACCGATATTCAACGCGATCCTGGCGAGCGCGGCCAAGGGAGTGGACGGCAAAGAAGGGTCCGAAGTCCGCTACATACCCGCACCTGCCCGCGTGTTAAACGATCCGTCGTATATAGGATTCGAAGGAGGGGAGCGGATAAAGCAACTTGCGACCGAGGAGCTTCAGATTTCCCAGACAGCAAATTCAGTCGAGGTGATCGCGCGGCAATACTATGAGCAGAATTACAATCTGAAACGATTGCGGCACCGCGAATTTCCCGGCGAGTGGCAACCTGAAGTTGACGTTGATATGTTCGTTGCGATTATCGGCGTTGCTCCTTTTGATAACTCGACAATGGGATACAGCGCGGGAGATCCGATCAGTTACGGCGCTTATCGAATTGAGCATATAGACACCGAGATACGCCATGATTTCACCGTCGAGGGCTCCGCTTCGTCGCGTTGGGAGTGGGAGGGATCATACACTTTGACTTATGTCGGGCCGTACACTGATGCAGGTTTCACAATTAACGGAACAGTAACGCCGCTCAAGATGTGGACGTCTGCGGCAAATCTGCCCGATGATTACGACTTGCCAGCGAACTGGTAGTTCTAACGGGTTCAGTCTAAACCGTGACGGGTTGTGATAATATCTGCCTACGTTCAAGCAAACGTTTGGAGTTATGAGGGTCGGACTGGTGAGCCTGTTTAGGCGAAACGCGCCGGTCACGAATTGCGCCACAGTTGAGGCGCGGAGGGAGGCAGTCATCAGCGCGGGAATCATTGATCAGTTGACGGACTCGCCAAAAGAGCGGTTACTAAGAATTAGCCTTGAGGTTAGCGATCCACGCAATGCATTCTAATTTAGCAAGGAAACAACAATGATCAAAAAACTACTGAGTCTGTTTAGGGCAAACGCGACCGCGACCGTTATTGTTCACGAATCGTCGGATGAGGTGAAAATAGAGCGCAACGATGATGGCGCATTATCGGCGAAAGATATATCCACAATCCTCCTATCAAAGCGAGCCAAAGCATTTAAGTAAATGAGGTCTACCGATTTTGAATACGCAAAGCAGTCAGAAGGCAAGCTTCGGCATCACCAAAACGTAGCGGGCGAGAGATCCCCGTACACCCGGGGGAAGGCGCTTGCACAACTGATAAACGTCGAACAACTTCCGAAGTCGACGTATCTGAATATGGCGTATACGACAGGCACAGCACAGCCAGTTTTTTTCTTCGTTGCGGGATATTCCCGGGTTGATGGCCCTGACGTGGTGCGCTAATCAAATCACGGGCGGTGCGGGTCCATTTTTAATTGTTTAACGTGAAACAATTGCCGGTTGCAGGCGAGCGACCGGCTTGGCCGGGTCAGTGTCTCCGTGACGTGGATCATGCGATTCTCGGCGCAACGCGCTCCGAAACGTTTGCCCTCACGAATCGACTCCGGTCGATTGTGAACTATAGCCCTTCATAAACAATATTATCGGAGCCCTGGTTCGTGGGTTCAGATAATATTTATTATGACAGGGCGAACTTGTCATTGCCGAGGCCCACCAAACCGGTTGCCGCGAACCGGCTCCTGGTAAGGTACAAACAACTTGGAACGAAGCGACAAGTATGGCGACATGAGGCATAAGGTGACGACATCCCAGTAAACGGACTCATAGCTAGTTGGACGCCTCTTCACGTCCAACTTGGAATCACAAATTGTTGTGACTCGATTCTCCAGAGTATTTGGACACCGGACTCGGTAGATATCAACTACTGGCAGATCGAGTGCGCATCGGTTCCTACAGGAGGCGGTACGTGGTCGGTGCAGATTACCGAGGTCAACGCATACGGACCAACCGGAGGATATCTTAACCTACCCTTCGGCGGCCTCAGCTATTCCGGGTCTGGCACTTCTGTAACGTGCGATCTCTATTTCAACAATTGGAAGGTTTACGGCACTAATAATGCTAAATGGTATGTCGTCTGGGACTCGCTCAGCGTCTACGTCAACGGGTCGCTTATGGCAACATTATCGGGAAACAACGTCACATCTGACGCGCTAGGTCCTAGCTGGGTGCCTATATTTTCCGGCATCGTGCAGTTTACGGGTAATGGGCAAGTTAATTATTCCTCTTCGGTTTTCGGAGGCTGGCGTTATCAGGTAGCAGGTACGTGGTACTCAGCGCCAGTCGCAGGGCTTCCACCGATAGCGGATGCACCATTGAGCGGCCCAGGAGTGTACTACTCGATACCACCGGTTTATGGAACCTTTACGGCTCCATTTGGTCTGGCTGCTGCGGGTGTTGTCGTCACCAGTTCCACTTATGGAACTCAGATGCAGGTTAGCAATATCGCGGGCACACCGATCAAAACGCAGTCGGGAACCTTCGTGATGATTCCAAACCTGCCAAAGTCGATTAACCGCCTCAATTCGGATTATGGGGCCACATTCTGGCGATATGCGGTTCCGCAGGTGCAAGCGTCATCAACACGGACATTCAGCGAGATAAAAGTGCCTGTTTCTGCGGGATGGCACGCTAGTTCAAGTGCTACAACCAACGTAGTCAGTCGTGCGGGTACGGGCAGCTACGAGGTCGGACCAACCGTTTCGCCTATCGAATCTCAGTTCTTGCTTCCCAGCTACTGTCTAGGCCAAGTCAGCAACTACGAGCAACTAATTATTACGGTGATCGATGGGGTTGTCGTAGCCAGCAACCAGGAGATATTAAACACTGACTACGCGGTGTCTATGGATTCCGTGACCGGCTCAGAGTCGTGGTCTAGCGGTGCTTATCCTGTTGCACCTTACATGAGCCACGCTGACATTAGGTGCAACTATTTCAACTCGTGCGTTTGTAACCCTCATTGGTCGATTGGGTATTACACCGGGCCTTGGAACCTTGAGGGCGCACCGACGACGTGGGAGACCTATTGGGGGTTCATCCGCGAACAGTTCATGTCAGCGCAGGGAAGGCGCAATCATATCGTTTCGTGCCCACTAGAGACGAGCGGTTACACTCCATTTTTGGACACCTATTTCCAGAGTCCGACAGGCTACGGTATGCGGTGGATTGGCGTTTCAAGGTGGCAGACGGACACAGTTTCCCCTTTAAGCAGCTTAACCCCGGATTCGTCATCGTCGCCCAATTGGAGTGTGGTTAGCGGTTCGTGTTCGCTCGCTTTCGGTGGGACTGTCACAGTCACCCCGATATCATCGGTTTGCTCTTTCCGATTGGCGCTGGAATCGTTCGATTACAGCCCGTTCATGTACGCTCAGATTTGCCAGTCTATTTTGCTGAACTGGCCCGCAACGAACATCACTACAGCTCAGGTTTATGTCGTTTCGTCTGACGGCACCACACAAACCCTTTTGGAAGTGAGCCCGTCGGACGGATTCACAACCCCAGCACATACCTACAATTTCCCTCAAGTTCTCGACGCGAAATATGCAGGATCGTGGGGCATTGACAACGGGTACGGCGTTGTATCCGACACCGGAACGGATTACGCCGCAGGTGGCATGTCTGCGTCGATCATGGGCAGTCCCACTCAGGCAGTTGGATTTGAAATGGAGTTGGGTCGGCAAGGTGCTTATCTGCTATTCGTCTTCACGCCAACTTCGACGGGAACGACCTTCCAAATTGATTACCCTCAGTTCAACGCGGCCACATCGAAGTTGTTGCTCCAAGAGAATGGGCAGCTCGCAGATGTCCTATACGCGAACGGGCCAGCTATTCGGCTAGGTAACCACGTTTGGTACAACGGATCGTTTAATGATCCGCCGTCTAACAGTGGGCTCGGATACAAAGGAACCGTCATCGACTGGCTTGCCGACAAACGCGGATTGTTCTTGGGAGTCACCCCCACCGGTGGCACTCCCAGTCTGACAACCGAATGCACACAACTTTACGACGCATTTGAAGGGCAATCGATCGGGCAGGTAGACGACGATTCGAATTACTTTTTGCTCCCGGCAGATCCGTTGCACCCGAACGAATCGGTCTATAAATCCGCTTTGGTTAACTCATGGTCAGAGGTCCCGCCAATGTGCGGGTACCCAACCTTTAACCGCAGTGCGGCTACATGGCTACCTGCGGCTAGCCTTTGCCAAAGTTCGTGGAGTTGGGTTCAAGTGCCGAGGCGGTTGACCTCAGCAGCCACAAGGGCTGACCTATTTGCGCCGGACGGCGTGACGATGCTAACAAGCCTTTCATCACTCACGATTGACGGATGGTACGTTACCGAATCGAGCCCTATCATCACAAACACGGAGTCACCTAACTTCTGGATTATTACGGTAGCGGCGGGAAACAAGAAGTGGGCCAAAGTCACGCCTTGGCATGGATGGTTCAGCCTATTGACTGTTGGCGCTCCTGCGGAAGTCGATCTTGCGTGCGATTCTAACGGTATTGTCTATCGGTGCCTTTCCGATGGTTCGCAAATCCTACTACTAAGATTCAACTTTGCCGACGTCAACGATATGTTCACCGCGTTCACGCCGACTAGCAGTGCTCCAACTACGTGCAATAATGCAAGCATAGCTTGCGGTCCCACCAACAAGCTTCTAATCGTTTTTGACGATGGCACAACTACTTGGATTATCCGGTCGACCAACGCGGGGCAAACGTGGAGCGCACCGATGAGTGTGGCACCCGGGACGTGGCCAGAACCGGCCATTGATGCAATTTCAGCAACTCAGTTTGTCGCTATTTCAGACGGCGCAAACTACAACTGTTGGCGCATGACTACTAGCGACGCTTCCTTTTCGAATGTCGGCACGATATGCGCCGGGTCAGGAGCAAAGGTTGGCCTTACGGTTCGCCAGTCCGTGAAACGAGAACTAATATTCGAAATATCAATCGCTGGCACCGTCCAAAGGTACATATCGTACAATATGGGCGTGAACTGGAACGCGAGCTAAGACTATGAGCGCAAATCTAAACCTGCTTACTCCGAACATGCCGTTCGCGTCGAACATTTTTAACGACAATGTAAATTGCGCTCAGCTAAACATACAGGCGCAGCAAGGGATTGGCGTCGTTAGCGGAATGACTCTATCGACCGGAGGCGGATCGACTCTAAATATAGCCTCTGGGATAGTCCAGAACCCTCGAACGGTTGCATATTCAGGAGGGACGTTCACCGTTCCAAGCAACGGCACTTGGTACGTAATGTGTAACTGGGTAGCCGGTACGCCAGACCCTTCGACAGGGCTATCGGCTTACACGTTTTCATTTAGTGTTCAGTCGGGACCAACACCTCCTGGAGGCCAAGTCTGCCTTGGGCAGATCACGATGGCAGCCGGGACGATTACTAACGTCTCGAATGCAGGCCTTCTTGTCATCCCGCATGTGTCTGGCTCCCAATGGATTGCAGGCCAAAGCAGGATGGTGATAGACGACTCGACCGGGATAACAACGGTGCAAAATCTTCAAGGCAACGTCGCGGTTAAGAATGTTCTTCAACCCGGAGACGCCGCCGTGATCGATGCGAACTATCAGGTCTCCATCTTCAAATCATTCACCGTGCCACCTGGCGCGACTTTCACTAATAACGGACTTTTTAGGGTAACAACATAATATGGCTGGAACACTTCAAGCTAACGGCGGCGATTTACTTGTCAATTCTATCAGTGGCAATGGCGTACCGTTCACAAAATCGCTATTGACGCTAACATATGCTGACGCTGACATTACGCTTACATCGGGCCAATATCAGAACCCAACGATTAACTGCATAGGAACAAATACTGCTCAAAGGAAGCTAGTTTTGCCCTTGGTAGCTGGCGCTGAGTGGTATGTGGCCAACAATGGCACGGGCCAAAACATTCAGGCTATCGGCTCGACAGGTACCGGCATCATTGTCCCGACTACTGACGGATGCTTCCTTTGGAGCGACGGTGTGAACATCTATCGAAAGACCCCTAACGCAACGATTACGACATAAAATGAAAAAACTACTGCAATCGAAACTTACAATCCCGCTTTGCGGGTTTTTTGCTTTGTTGTGCCTGATCGGAGCCGCATATCAAGGAAACGGTTGGTATTACAACGCATCGCCAATCACATGCTTTCCCGGGTCTGCTTGCGCAGGGCAGACGGACATCAACGGCTACCTCAAGGTCAACGTGGCAGCAGGCGGGTCGGCTCCTGTCGGTACGACATGGCTGCAAGACAACAGTTCGGCAACGGCTGCATCTCCAGGCGTGACAACTCATACTTCCAAAGCATCTGCGGCAACGCTGGATGGCCTACTTGTCTCCAATTACTCGGGCGGTCTACTGTATTTCCAGGTCTGGAACACCGCAAGCGCACTGACAAGTGGAACATCAACCGGTCCCGTCCTCGAATACCCGGTTGGCCTTGGTGTCTCATCTTCTCCAACCATCTTCGCGATAGGCGCGGCATATTGGGGTCCAGGTGGGCTAACCGGTACTTTTACAACTGGACTGACTTGGAGCTTATCGAGCACAAGCCAGCTCTACACGTCGGTGGCTACGGGCCTAGCATCGGTTGAGGTCGACTACAAATGAAAAAGCTATTTACATCTTTGGTTCTCGTTTTCCTTGCTTGCTTGTCGTTTGGGCAGAGCAGCGGGATATCCCTTGGGCTTGGAAATTCTATTGTAAAAATAATTCCTGGATTGACGCCTAACTTAACATCTGCGGCTGCGGCAAATACATCGGCAATCAATGCAACAATCGCTTCGGGAGGTTCGTGGAGAATCCCTGTTTCTCCATCACATTCATCTGACATTTATTACGTCAACGGCACGGGTACACCTCTAGCTATTGGATCATTAAGAACCCCATCGACATTAATTGTTGACGATGGTGTCTCAATCGTAAACGCTTCTGGATCAAATGGCCCTGTTTTGGTATCTTCGGCATTTAACCGGTCATTCGGCACGTGTTCCGGCACGTCTGGGACAAATTCAACACCTATCACGTGGCCCTACGTCGCCGTCAACTTTACAGGCTCAATATCAGGCACCACGCTGACCGTTTCGGCTGTCTCTACCGGCACATTGGTCGTTGGAATGCCTATTGCTGGATCGGGAGTAACTGCGCCAACTTACATCAATGCGCTCGGAACGGGGGCAGGGGGAACGGGGACATATACTGTGTCTGTCTCTCAAACGGTTGCATCGGAAGCAATGACAGGTGGAACTGATTACACATCGATTGGTTTTGATCTTACGGGAACTGGTCTATCAACAGGATCAGGCGCATCGAATATCCAGCAAGGAGATTATGTTCAAATTACGGGATGGGTAGACAACAGTTCAACTACAACCCCGGATTCCGCCTACTACGGTACCTTCTATGTTCTGTCGATACCTACGACAACATCCATCATTGTTAGGCTTGTTCGACAACCATCAGCTAGCCCGAGCGTTGCAAACGGTCAATATAGAATCCGTCAAGCTGATCAATACACGACCGTAGAAGGCGGACTTTGGAGTTACGGAAGCAACGCTTCTACTGGCTACAATAATCACGCCTTAATTTTCGCGGGCGTTGCTGGACTGAATATTAAGCACATTCAGATAACAAACTCTGAGAAATTTGCCTTAAATCTTTCGCAGTGCAACGGCGCTTGTGTTGAGGATGTCACGGGCGTTGCGTGTAACTCGGATCTCGTTAAGGTCTACGGGTCCGTAAACACATACATTCGGCGCGTTTATGGCGTCGGCGGTGATGACAGCGTCTCAATTCACACGATTGAGGCGTCTCCCTACACCTCGTACAACCTACCAGGCGCGGGGTCCGACTGCGTTAACTGCTGGATAGAGGATTGCGCAGTTCAGAACGGCGCGGGTTTCCGACTTTACCCCACGCATGGCGCATTCAAAATGCTCAACTGTGGAATGAAACGATGCACCGCAAATGGTGCAATAGGAAACTCTGCGTATAGCGGTAGCTATACGAGTTCTGAAAATGAAGCCCCTTTTGGTATTGTCACGTCGGGAAGCAGTGCGACCGGAACACCTTATCTCGATGGAATCGTCTTCGAGGATCTTTACGCGCAGCCGGGAGGACTAAATATATCCCCCATTGTTTATCTAGGGATCAATAATACGTGTAGCATGGGATCGCTGACATTCAGTCGGATTCGGACTGGGTTCAAGGATCAGTGGTCAGCCGGTGTGAACGCGGGCGAGATAACAATAGCGGGTGGTGGGTCTGGAACTATAAACCAAATGAATTTTAATGAGTGCGAATTCATGATGAATGAAGGGTCTCAGTGTGATGCTATTCACTTCGCAACCTCACAACAATACAATCAGATAAACGTTACAAGATGTCTATTCAAGGGCAGTTCGACTAATGGTTATGCGTTTAATATGTCATCTATGGTGTCGCAAGCACCAGGTCAAATAAATTTTGTAAATTGCGATTTTGACACCTTAAACGGGTGTGTATATGCCCCTACGGTCGCGGTTGGCACCCTCTGGTCACTGATGGGATGCAGAGTCTCAAATGTCAATATTGGTTTAACCATTCAAGGCAACTCCCAGGTTAATTTAACTGGAAATACTTTCGCTAATATGCACGGGTCCGGAATTATACGAGGATCTGGCAGTTCGCCTACGATTCTCCTATCTAGCGGAGGTGGTAATGTTGGGAACACCGCATCGGGAAGCAACGGTCTTTTTGTTATAGGATCTGGATCTCCTACACTAACGTTCACCGGTTGGTGCAGCGATCTGTTGATAGATATCTCGCAAACAGGCGTCAATCGCGCTAACGGTGCTGTCGTCTGGAACACAAACTCTGCACTTGGAACACTTTTGGTGGCTGGACCGGTGGTAGGGGATTCGACAAATACGACTGGGTCATGGCACCTGCTTTACAATCCATCTGCGATCTATTAAATCGGCGCTTATATCAGGTCGCAAAATCCAACGTTGTTCCCATATTAGGGTAATGCTAAACTACATCAAATCACTTTGGCGCTCATTCTCAGTCTTCTTGGAGGATGAGCCGCCAACAATCAGGAGCAACACAAACATCATGGAAACAGTAATACCAACCGGTACATCAGGCGAACTCGCTTTGAGTCTCACGTCAACGCCAACGGGCGCTATGCTAAAGAAATTCGCGGGAACGAAGATCTACTCTGAGCCAATCCCCGACATTCTTGACAGTTACGCTCAAGAAGAGTTACCCGAACCGCAGAAGGTCTCTGTCACCGGGTCAATCGGCATGGAAGGGAACAATTTTGTTGGCAAACTGGTACTGATTGACGACCTATCCGCGTTCGGTGTGCCCCCGGCGCTCACTGTGCAACTATTCTCGTACAATTGCGGATTCTTTGGCGGCATTCTAGCCCGCAAAGCGATCGGCGCCGGTGACTCGGAAACAATTGGATCTCAACTTGCTTATGTGCCGCCAGTCACCGAACCGCTAGCGTAAGTCCGCTACCCATAATCGAAAATGCCCCCGGCTCTTAGTGAGTCGGGGGCTCTTTTTTGTGTTTGGAAGGGCTAGTCCGATACGTACAAACCCAGGAGAAGGAATAGTCCGCAACAGGTAAGGCCCGCGATAAGCCAATGGGCATCGTGAAGTATAGGAGCGGCTATCATGCCTCCCAAAAGCGGAACAAGGGAGAGTGCCGCCATTAACCGGACTACCTTGCGTTTATTCACGCCTCATCTCTCAACTCTTCGGGCAACGGAACGTTTGCCGGGTATTCGCGCACGGTGATCCATTCGCCATTTGAGTAGGCGCTGACCTTTACGCCAGCGCGTCCGTGTCTTCTGGCTTTGAACATAGCTTCTGAGAGCGTAATCGTGGACGCCGGTTTGCCGTTCCATGCCCAGATTTTGCAGGGAATGCTGGCGTCAGCTTCTGCATCCTCTTTGGAGTAATAAACACGAATGAAAGGCACTGCTCCTAATATTTCCTTCGCCTCTTCGGTAGGTAATGCGGTGCCACGGCAAGCCCAATACTCCCTCTTATCGGGCCACAATTCAGCCATAAACGACGGTTCGATTTCTAGTTGCTCTTGGTTCATACGGTCACCTCTAAATTAGCAATATATTTGTCAATCAGCGCGGATTCGTTCTCCACCCGTGGGTAATTCAGTTCACCTAGGTCGAGCAATGAGCGCATCCAGCCTAGACACTCGCGCCTGTTGTCGTCGATCTCCGGGTAGTAGATCGGCTTGCCCTCACCATCGAACCAAGCGATAATCTTAGGCTCGTTCGCGGTCGGGATTTCGCGCCAGAAAATGGCGGTTCCGTAGTCGTCGGTGTCGTGGGAAAAGTGGGTGGGGTCTTTTCGCCATAGGTTGTTGGCATCTGTGATGGTCATTTATTGCGCCTTCCTTAACCACGTTTCGGCCATTTCGCGCGGCATACCGAGTTCAGTTGCAATATGACTTTCGAGACGCGCCCCTTTACTATTGGTCCATCCATCAAGAAAAGCTACTCCGTCGCATGTGAGCATTTGCGCGATATCTAGCCGCATGTAGTGGCCCCAGGGCTTTCCAGTCTCCGCTCCATTGTCAGCGGGGTTGGCGACATCATATCCAACGGCTCTTAATCTAGCGGACATCTGATTGAAGGCAGGAAAATTAAAATCTTTGATACCCGTCATAGGCCCGGCCAAATATAGTTTCATCTCTCAAACTCCTTAACCGGATATGAGCCGGTCTGTCTCAAATTCTCGAACCGCACGTAATCCTCATGCGATAGGTAAAGCGTGCCGTCTTTCCAGAACCCGGCGACCGGGATTATCGGATTCTTCGGGTCTGGTTTGAGGCGGTCGGCAAGGGCTTTGACATGCTGATCGTTAAGCATCCATCCAGGATTTTCTGCTGAAACATACGCGGCAATAATGCTAAACCACAGGCATAAGCACACTATCCAAATTATCCAAATTAACAAAAAACTATTTTTCATGCCAACCCCCAAAGTCTAGTAAATTGCTCCATAGTGTCCTGCATCTCCCGCAAGGCCTCGGCCTCGCTGCACATAGTCTCTACCCACTCCTGGGCTTTGAGAACGGTGTCGAATGGTAGGCTGTCTTTGTATATGCCGTCGATACACCACACACCCAGCGGCCTTCTTAAACTGCCGTAAAGCACGTATCCGCTTATTGAGTGTGTCGAATGGTAGAAGGCGTTATTCGGGTAGATCTGCCAACCGTCGCGGGCGACTGCTGGGCCTCCGATTATCTCTGTGTTCATTCTTTCCCTCCAATCGTGTCGTGATCGACGAAAACAACCAAGTCCAGTCGTTTCCCCATCACCCCTCCCAATCCAGCGTCCCATCAGCCCGCTTTGGCGCGGCCTTGCAGACGGCTATGATGTCGTGTAGCTGAACGTCGGTAAGCCCGTTCATCGTGAGTTTCGGCACGTGCATCCCGGTTCGCTCGTAAAGATATTTGACAACCTTCGCGCGCTTGGTTTCGATCTGCGGCATTTTGAACAGATGCTTGTCGGGAAGCCATAGCCTCCGTGCGTGAGTCTGTGCGTCCGCCTTTAGCTTTCGTTCGTCGGCGCGGGTCATGGTTTCACCTCATGCCGCTCCCTCAGTGGTCGGAACTGATCGAGCATGGAAGCGTCGATGATCCTGAATCGCTCCTTGCCCCGCTTGCCTTTCTGAATGAGGATAGGCAATTCACCGTTCCACGTAGGCGAGACGGCCCATACCTCGTGCCGTGGGCCTTGTATCTGGTCGCCAGCCTTTAGATGTCTGAATGATGTTTTGGTCATTAAATCCTCGTCCTCTGCAAATACTCAACCTCTTGCGCCAGGTCGCGTAGCTTGGTGTCGAACTCTCCCAGGTTGAAAAATGGCTCTGAGCTTTCGGGCGTAGCATCCCAGCAGCTATCAACCATCTCCTTCACAACCTCCGCGATGACTCTGATATCCATGCCGCTTTGAACGATGCGGCGGCTTTCGGTGTAGGGGTTGAACATTATTTCACCCTCTCGACTTCAACCACCATAACCCAGGGGCCATCAGCGAATTTGCAAACCGGTTTTTTGCCGTTGATTGAGTCCCATAGCGCGGCGAAAAGCTCTACCGGGCCAGTACGTTTAACTTTGCCCATCTCAAAACCTTTGTCTAATCGCTCGTCTCGGTTCTCGTGCCAGCTTGAGGTGCCGCAAAACTCATATCGAAAACCAGGTGCGACACCCTCCGCTATCGCGTCCTCTTCGCTGATCTGATTCACCCGTTCGATACGAACGCCGGTCACCTTTAGAGTGATTCGACTTGCCCACTGGGGCATGAATATTGAGGGTCGCCACCTACCGGCGTGATCTGGTTTTGTGCCTTCTGACGCGAACCATAGCAGTCCGTTGATGGGGATATTCTTTGGTGACAGACGATCGTAAATTGACGATGTTGCCCACGTCTCACGAACCCAAAGAAGGTCACCGACTTGGTACGGCAAATTGACCATCTCGTACTTTTGCTCGGTGATCTTGGCGCACCAACCGTTTTGATGTTCAAACCATGAGATGTGAAGCGGTTGAGGCTTGATAACCCTCCGCGTCTGTGTCTTGGCCCCAGAAAGTAGGGCGCGCACCATCTCGCCTTTGAATAAAATTGGTTTCATCTTAGGCAATCTCCTTTAGGTTTGATGTCTCAAATACATGAAAGAAGTAACCTTCAATGAACACCGTCCCGATGAACGTCGGGTTCAGATATGGAATTGGATCACGCGTGCCGAACACCTCGAATCGACGTGGGACGCAATTTCCCAAATCATCGGGGTCAAGAAACACCCACAATCTAAGGATAATCCCCTGCATCCCGACTGACAAGGGCTTTGCGCCAACCGGGATGTTTAGATAGATCCCCCCACGCTCAAACGTCAAATCAAACTTGTAAACAGTCATACTTTCACCCCGTCAAGCATTTGGATAAGCAACCCAGCGAGCTTTTTCACGTCGGGACTCTCGCTTGCCGTCGTCTGTCGCAACATGGCTTTCGCGCAAGGTATCCCGCCTACCTGAATGGCTTCGACGATCTTTGAACTAATATTCCATGTCGATTGCGTGGGCTGTGCGTTAAGCCACTTGCCCAGGAACTCGAAAACTTCTTTTGGTACTTCGTGCATGTTTAATCTTCCTCTCCTAACTCACAAAACAAGGTCGCCCGGTTTCCGCCTCTACCCGGCGCTTGAAGTTCATTCCATCACCAAGGGCGGTTGCCCATCAGCAAACGGGTCGGTCTTTTCCTCGACTAATTCGCCTTCAACCGTTTCAAGATTTTCCGTTGGTTCGGGTTCTTCCGTTTTTTGTCCGGTCGGTGAGTCGGGATCGAATGACGTGGCGAACGCTTGGAACGCTGGCAAATCGGCGCATCTCGCATCAGTCCCGGCTAGATAGACGAGAGCCCAATCCAAATCCCGATCTTTGCAAATGGCCTTGAATTTCTCATAGTCCGATCTGATTGCACCGTCCGAGAAATTCCAGCCCGCATCCTTAACCGCTTGAGTCGCAAGAACGAAAACCTCGTCAGTTCGTTTGGCCGTTGGCAAAGCGTTTGCCGTGCCTTGCGTTAGCGCCTGAGTCTCTTGAGGCAGTTGCAATGCAAGCCGCCTGGCCTGACCTTCCATCGTGTTCTCCATGAGGGCCTTCACGAAGTCGGGAGGGTTCGCGTCTAGTGTCAGTCGAGCGGTTACCCATCTAGTAACTTCTTCACCAACGGTTTTGCTCATTTTGTGGATGGTAAGCAGACAATAGGCGTGTTTCAGGCCCATAGAGCGCAAGGTTTCGACCATGCCGTTCACCTCTTTGTTAAATATCACTCCCTTGCTGGTGAGTTGCCAAAGGGTGATATCTTTAGTGGCAGGCAAAATGACGCGCAATGTTGTCGAAAGGTCGCATTGACGATCCTGTAGGTCCGCTCCAAGCCCATCTGGGTCGCAAAGGCACGGAACGATCCCGCGATCCTCGCAGAAAATAATCTTCTTGGCTTTCCGTCTGATTTCGACGTACTTGCATAGAAGACCGTCGCATTGGTGGGTCCGCGTCTTGCCGTCGTTCTGAGTGAAATTCTCATCCACGCTTAGCCGAGTGTCCACGATGACGCTAATCTGATTCACTTCGGTCGATAGATCCCACTCGCCAGGACGATCCTTCCATGGGCGAAGAATTCCGGGGTAGGCCGCTTTCAGATTTTCCATGGCCGCTTTATCCGGACATGTGAATCTGTATGTGCTTCGTCCCTCAGGGTGGGTTCCGTCACCACTCTTGTTCGGCACTAGCTCACCGATACGGATGTGTCCGACTCTTGTTTGCGATCTTTGGCGTTCAATTGAAATTGGCATGATGATTTTCTCCTTAACCGAATGGCGCGGGTCTTACCGCTGTCTTGGGCGTCGTTTCCTTCTTGGGTACGCCTAACTGTCGTTGCTGGTGAGCCTTTGGAACGTTGTCCGCGTAGTCAACCCACTGGCAGAGTCCACGGAATCCGCGAATAGGCGATTCTGATCTTGGGTAGGTGTAGAGTGCGGCTCCAAGCTGTTTGGCTTTGCTTTCCAGCGTTCCGAACTCTGTTTCGAGTCCCAGTGCCGATGCGTGGGGGCCGATGTGAAGGGAGGCTATGAAGTCGGACGGCGGCAAGTCGTACTCTTCACCGCTTTCGATAAGCACGATTCTGTCACAAGCTTCGTATGCCGACACTTGGGCCTGAACCGCCTTATGGTTGATTGCGTTTGAATGCTTAAAATCACACCAGAGGGACACGCTATCTTTGCCCCATGCGCTCGGCCAGTCATATTTGTAGGTGCTTCTGTCGAGTGAGAAATGAGCGTCAACGGTGCCAGCGTAGCCGGTCTCGCAAACCTCTAAGCACCATCGCTGCATGGTCTCAGGGAGTTTGTCAAACTGGGCGCGGGTGAGTCCACAACGTCTTAGCAGGATCTCTTCAAATAGTTCGTGGTCGATCGTAACCGGGATATGAACAACCATCGCCTCTTGCCCAACCGTCGTCCATGTCGGGTTGGCTTTCAGAATCCACTCGGACGAGCTGACAGTGTAGGAATAAGCTGCGGCGCAAAGGTCCTCAAGTTCTTTGATAGTTGGCAGGTAATCCGGATTGTTCTTTGGAACGAATAAATTTAGCTTAATCGCCTCGTGCCTTAACCACTCCATCATGAGGTCCCGGTCGGGTGCCATTTCAGGGGATGCCCCGTCAATCTTGAGCGCGCACTTGTAAACCCAGTGGTGCCCCAGCGATCCTATGCGGGCCTTGTGGTCGCGGTACCGTTCGTGGGCGAGCATTCGAACCTTCCAATCCATGATATGGGCTACCGCTTGCTCCATGCTCATGTGTTTACCTAGCTGACTAGCGCACGATTCCAAGATAACCGGGTCGTCGGTTGGTGTACCTGCGGCGATTAGAAAGCCGATGCAGTCCAAAGCCGCTTCTTTGCCAGACCACGGAATAAGATGTTGACCGGGCGCGTACCCTAGCTTTGTCGTCACACTTTGGAGAGGGATACCGTGGTATCGGTAAGAGCCGCCCGAATCTCTTCGGGCGTAGTAGGGGACTTCGATGGCTGAGTTTTTAACCATTACTCTGAATCAACCTCCTTAGACTCCAAGCTTTCGGCCAGCTTCTTTTCAAGGGCTAGTTGCTCGTCGGCGTAGACCACCTCTGGATCGGCTATGCGGCCCTCGTGCAGGAAGTAGTCAACCGTTCGGAATCCTTCGACTACTTCACCAGCGGTAACCGCGATCTCCGTAAAGATGTAGGTTTTGGACTCTTCCGCGATCTTGCGAATGATCTCCATATTTTTGGGCGTGATCTTCTCGCCGTCGCCAAGAGCGAATATCCGCATCATCGGCTTTTCCATCACGCCAAAGCTCGTGGCGAACCGGATCTTGGTTTCAGTGTTGTGCTGCCTCAGCGGTAAACCGTCAATCCAAATCGCATACTCTCTCTTTTCAGATTCAGGCTTCGACGTGTCGCGGATCTCAAAGCCAGGGAATGCAAATCCCGATGATTGAGCAGACTCGAATAGTAGTTTTTTCTTAGCGTTGCGGGCATCAAGAAGTTGTTTCTCAAGATCGGCTCGTCTGGTTTCGGCTTCCTGATATTCGGCCAAAGCCGCATCAATACGCTTGTTCTCCCTAACGTTTGCATTCGTGGTGTCAACCGTCTTGATTCTCTCTTCAATCTCGGCGGTGGATTCAGGAACGAATGAATCAAGGTTCGTTTGAGCGGTTTGCAAGGATTCCTTTGTCTTCTCGTGGATGCCCTCGCATCTCTCAATGTCGGCGCGTTGCGCATTGAGCTTGTCTTGAGCCGCCTTTAGCTCATCCTGAAGCTTCTTGATAAGGTCTTTGGTTTCGGTCTCGCTCGTTTCGCGGGTTTTGATAGCCTCAGATTCGGCTTTCTCCTGGGCTGTCCATTTATCCAAGGCTGATTGCAAAGTGACTTGCTCGGCGTTGTGATTCTGGAGCTTCTGAAGTTCGGCAATCAGCGCGGATGCATCTTCCTCCACTTCGGGCGCGTCAACCTTTTTCATGCCGGCATTGCGCTTCGTGATTCGGTCGACGTCGGCGTTAGCTACCTTGCGCTTGTCGACTAACTCAGCCTCAAGTGAATCAAGTTCTGTCGTATCGACCCGGAAAGCGTTGCGGATCGCTTGGACTTGCTCGGCATCTTTCTTTTTTAGGAAGTCTCCGATATCGAACGTGATTGAGCTAACAAGGCTCTTTAGGCGCTCGGCGGGTGGAGGACTGGCAAGCGTGGCCCAGCCATCTTCCGTGTTCACCTGGATCTTCACTTCGTAATCGATCTCGCCTTCACGTTTGCCTGACTGCACCTTAAAGCACCTGGCAATCACCTTTAAGCGGTCGAACACCAATTCAGCGCGGGCCTCATTTGCTCCTTGTCGAATCGGCAAATTATCCGTTGGTTTACCAAGAATCGCCATAGCGATACCCTTGATGAGGCTAGACTTCCCGGCTGCATTGTCACCGCCAAGAGCGATGAAGTATTTGCCGGGTGGGATGTCTTGCAACAGAACGTCTTTGATTCCCTCGAAATTGGTGAGGGAATACGCGACTAGGGTTAATGGCTTTTTCTCTTGCTGCTCGATCATGCTACTTCACTTTCCTTAACTTCCATGCCTGCCCAAACTTCGGCGGCTTCCTCGGGAGTTAGTTTCACAAACGGGAACGGATCTTTTCGTAGGCCTACGATGTGTTTCAGCGCATACGATCCTTCTGAACCGATCTTATAGGGCATCGATTCTTGGCGCTCAATGATCTCCTGTTCGGTCAGCGTTGATGCATAGTCTTTGACCATCGTTAGGCCGTTGAATACGGCCTCTGCAATACCAGGTCGGTGATAGCTGTACGTTGCGTTAGGAAACTCCAAAAACAGGAGTTCCTTTTCAGCGTCGAGCGCGGCGCGGGTGATCTTGCTGGATGAGTTTATGAGTGTGTGATATCTGAGTGTTTTCATAGTCCTTCTGGCTCCAAATCGCCTGTGAAAATCGGGTCGGGAAAGCAGGTGCATTCTGCGAGGTCGCAGTAGGGGCAGATGTAAATGTCGTCGTTCACTGCGCCCTCTCAATCCGGTCGTCCCGAATCTGTTCGCGGGTTGGTTGCTCGCCTAGATGCATGGCCGCTACGGTTTTAGCCGCCGCCCTGTGAGATTCGGACGTCTCCGGGTCTACGCCATCCCATGCCGTATCTAGTGCGAGGGCGAGTCGGTAAATCGTCGCCTCCGCTGATTCGATGGTGTAGCCGATATCGGCGCGAAGAATGACTTCGCGAACGTCTTGCTCCACCGATTTGAGTTCTTCCGTTAGCCGCCTCATGTCCTCCCTCGCGGCGATCAAATGACCGAGGACTTGGAAGGCTAGGTCTAGTTGGCGATTCATGATCTCACCTGTCGTGGATTCTCAGATCGGGATTTCTGCCAAGTGCGGTAACCCTTGGATCGCTTCAAATCCGTCTTGGGTCTAACGCCTAATTTGCGTCCGTAAAGGCTCACTTCTGCCCATCCTCTTTGTTCTCGGTTGCGAGAGTAGCGAGGATCTTGTACAGTTGGTCGGTGCTTTGGGCGCTGAGAATGTCAGCGAGGGTGAATGATGGGCTCCTTTCAGGGCCGTTTGCGATAAGCATATCGTTTGCTCCATGCGCTCCTTGTTGGGCGCACCACTAATATACACGAAATGTTAGGCGAATGTAAGATAAATGTTAGATGTCGCTGTATACTATTTTCGATGGACCAACCACTACACGATCAACGGAAAAAGCTTTCTTGGGCTGACAAGGTTGAGATTCATAGTCTCTACACAAACCGAACAAAGACAGGGCACACCATGATCAGCCTTGCCGAAAAGTACGGCGTCGTGCGCCAGACCATCGCGCTTGCGGTTGACGAAATCGCGAAGACTAAGGAGAAGAAAACCAAATGAACAGGCGAGCCGTACCGCTCGAATCATTCGTCGAAATGCTTTCCAAATTGGAGCAAGGCGGCGTTGTTGAAGAGATCGAAGATCACCTTCGCAATGTTGTCCGCAAGGTCACTGAGACCAACCAGGCGGGCAGCGTGACTATCACCCTAAAGGTCATGCCGGGGAACTCTAAGAAGTCCTCTAACCAGATTCGCATTGAAGAGAAAGTAGCGTCATCAGTCCCGAGACTGTCGGGCGAATCCATCTTCTTCGCGACCGAAACCGGCGACCTATCTCGCCACAACCCAGAGCAGGGTGCTCTATCATTCGAAAAGGAGATTAGCTAATGGCTATTGAAGAAAAATCACTCGCAGATGTTCTTGAATTCGTCCGGGGCATGACGGACGGACAAATTAAACAAATCGACGTTGGCGGCGTAGCATTACTGCATTCCAAGGAGACAATCGAAGTCGAAGATCTGCAAGCGATCGTCGATAAGTATGCTAAGGGGCCACGACGAATCGAAGCCCACATCCAGCTTACCGACGTTGATAGTTTGACGTCATATCTCGCGCGTTTTGGCGACCCTTTCGGGGTACCCGCTGACGATCCTATCTTGATTGTGGCCGAAATTAAGGCGGCTAGGATCGTTGCCAAGATCGACTACCACACGCATGATTCACCTTCATGGTGTGGGCACACGGCAACCCTTATTTCTCAGCGCACGCCAGAATGGGGCGCGTTCTCGAATGTCAACGGAAAGTTCCAGACGCAAGACGAATTCGCCAGGTTCTTGGAAAAGTATTCATCCTGGATCATTCAACCCGACGCGGCAACGGTTGTTGAACTCGTCGAGAATTTGGAGGGGACCACTACGGGCACATGGTCGGCAAAACCTAACCGAACGAACGGGAACTTTAAGTTCTCGCACGAAGAGGAGACGATAACGACGGTGACTGTGCCGGTGAAGCTTCTAATCGAAATTAAGCCTTTCTATCACTCCAAGAGTGAGCCGATAGGTGTGAGAATTCAGCACAAGTTCGTCGGCGGCAAACCTCAGTTTGCGCTCATCATTGACAACATTGAGGAAGTCGAATACGAGGCCCTTCTTCAAACCATCCAAGAGGTAGAGACCGCGACCGGCTTACCGGTTCTCGTCGGGCCTTAGTCAATATGGGGCCTTGACTGGCCCCTAGCAATTTTAGAGGAAACCCCATGAAAAAACGACCTAACCAACTCCACTGGCCCGAATCTGGCTACACGCCAGTTGGCCCCTTTCTCGTTGATAATTGGTCTATGCCCTACGTTGTCGGGTTGGCTTTCGCCCTGGGCTTTCTGCTGATTCGTGAGATAGTGTTCTGGGCGGTACCGGTCATCGACGGTTGGATTCGGGGGGCTGGGTGGTGAATCCAATCTATCGAACATTAACCGGTGGCATTGAATGCACGATGGAGGGCGGCAAGCTCTTTGTCCGTGAATTTAACGAAGAGAAATCCCGGTTTAACCGTGGTCCGTGGGTTGAGAATCCTATTTCTAAGGATGAGGCATACGCGAGTTGGCGTAACGCTGCAATCGATATTGAGCGTTTTAGGTTAGGCTGCATGTACCACTGCCTCACGTCGGAAACCAAGTCGGGCTGGCTTATCGAATACCGATCCCAAGAGCTACGCAGAAAAATTGACGCGCTTACTGTTGAATACGAGCAGGCGTTAGCGGACGAGATGGTTGATAGGCCAAAGATTGAGGGGCAACCATGAGCCAGCCGTCTATTTTCGATGACAATGGCAACACTAGCCTTTGCGACCTGCCACGTGATCATCCTAACTACGATCCGTTCGAGACGATTACCTTGGCTGACTTCCTCGCGCCAAAGGAATCCCGAAAGAGAGCAGCCGAAGAGTCGATGCCAGACGCCCAAGGTGCTTACGATGCGTTTGCGAAGGCACCGGTTAAGAAAGTGAAGATGAAACGCGATAGCGCCCAATTCTCGCGGGCGATTAGCTATCTGCATGGCCTTTTCCCGGATGTGCCGATGACCGCCTGGGAGAAAACGGAGCACAACGAAACGCTCTACTCTGGGATGCAATTAAAGCGCGATCTGTGGGGGTTTGCCGACGTGCTTGGCCAGCGAGCGGTTAATCTGCACGACTCGTTCGGTAATCCTGCTACCGCTTGCCAGAACATAGCTTGCCAGATCACCACGGTCGACCAGATTGCTCCGCACATCAGGAAATACACGGACGCGACCACCAAAAGCCTGAACGAAGTGCCCACGCTAACGAAGCTGCGGCATTTCCTCGACTGCGGCAATATCCTAATCATCCTCGGTTACGAGAAAATTGGGGCGCGGTGGGTTGGGAAGCACACGACGGTTACGCATGAGATGTTGGACAAAGCGATCCAGCGAAAGAGATGAGCGAAATGATGGACAGAGCAAAACCGAAATTGGAATACGGATATGAGTTTTTTGAGCCTAGAAACGTTGACGATTTAGCACCAGGAATGAGGGTCCACACGGTTGATGGATGGCAATGCGTGGAAGGGTTCGGCCATATCTATTGCGTTTGTGCCATGAGGGTCGGCGCTTATTTCAGCCGCCTTCGGGTTGTGCCGGGGTTCGAGTTGGTTACTGATATGGAGGCGAAGGCGTTGAAGGGGTGGAAGAGTGACTTCCCTGAGTACGGGCTTCAAGGCCTTGAATATGACGGTGTATATACCATCAAAGAGTGGTATGAAGTGGGAGGCACCTTTGGCGTTTACCGCCCGATCCAGGCAGAGCCACAAGAGGTTGAGATTGTGGCACCGGTCAAGGTTGATTTCTGGACACCTCCTGTGTTCGATGGCTACCAACTCGCTTGTGATTCACACCACGCGGTAGCTGAGGACGGTCTCTACGCATTGGAACACGATAATCTGATACCCGTCGCGGATTGGAAACCTAACATTTGGCTTGGTTACCGAATGGCACATGGTCCTCTTTACCGAAAGGTCCAGCCAACCTGCCCAACGTGCTGGGCTGTCATCGATGGGGAGTGTGGGGAATGAGGGCGACATTCAAATCTAAGCCCTGGAAAGGCAAGAAAGGCGCTGCGAAGCACAAGTCTCGCTATATCTGCAAAAGGCTGCGAATACCAAGGGTAACGGCCCTTCGTATAGGGAATACCACCCTAATTGGAACGCACAGGCAGACGCGAGAGATTTTTCAGAAACTAATAAATGAAACACCGGTTTCTGCGCTACAACGCTTCAAGGACGATCCGCACTTCATGGCTTTCGACTCTGGTCCGCGAACGATAGCGATTATTACAGGAGACTCCAAATAAACCCAGAAACAATGACTGACGAGGAACTGAACAGGGCTTGCGCGGAGGTGATGGGGTGGCGCGAAGCTGAATGCGAACACGTTAGAGGCGAAGGTTACTACTACAACGCACCGTCTTACCCGGCATTTAGCGTGGGCGTACTGGGAGTGGCTAAACATACTAATAATTGCGACTACAGGCCATGGAAACCCGCCACGGACGCGAATCAAGCCTTAGAGGTAGCGGAGTTTGTGCGGGTAAACCTCGACGCTCGGTACTTCTCGGCTTCGCCAAGTGACGTGTACAACACTTTTATCGTCAATTGGGAATTTAATGATGGTGAAGCCCAGGTTGAGGGACCCGCCAAGTACGACGAATCCTTCTCCCGCGCTCTGGTGGTTGCGAGTCTGATGGCGTGGAAAGCGGTTAAGGGAGGGGGATAGATGAGCTACCAATGCGTCGTGAATTTCTCCGGCGGCGTGTGCTCGTTTATGGCTGCAATTCGGGCGGTTGAGCGATTCGGGAAAGCGCATGTTGTCCTGCTATTTGCCGACACCGGTGAGGAGGATGCTGATCTATACAGGTTCGTTTCAGACTGCGTTAGGCACATCGGATGCGATATTGTCACGGTTAAGAATCCGCTTGGTATGGACGGCATTATTGACTCACACAGGGCGATTCCAAATAACCGAATGGCATTTTGCACCCAAGAGTTAAAACAAGAAATCTGTGATGCGTGGCTTAGTGCGAACGCGCCAAATGCGGTTCGTGTATTTGGATTCGATTGGACGGAGGGCGGCAGAATTGCACGTATAGTCGCCAGATTGTCACCAATTCCGGTGTGGATGCCAATGGCCGATGCTCCGTATCTCATGAAGAACGTGATGTTGGACCGTGTTCGAGAGTTAGGTATCGAACCACCTCGCCTTTATGGGATGGGCTTTCAGCATAACAACTGTGGCGGAGGCTGCGTTAAAGCAGGTCAAGCTGCGTGGGCATTGACATTAGAAAAGACCCCCGATGTCTACGCCAAATGGGAGGCCAGGGAGCAACGGGTCAGCGATCTTCGCGGGAAGCCATGCTCAATCCTTCGCGACAGAAGAGGAGGCGTAACGACCCCGCTTTTATTATCCGAGTTTAGAAATCGCGTTGAACAGAGATCCTTCGATCAACTAGATTGGGGATCTTGCTCGTGCTTTTCAGGAGGGGAATCAAATGAATAACGAACAGGAAATGCGGGCGGCGTTTGACCGATGGTTTACGGAACTCGGCAAGATCGGAGATCCGTTGCGACGGCCAGGACTTGTGCGAGAGGCGTTCGAATCCGGTGCCGAGTGGCAGAGATGCCAAATCAAAACCAAGGAGGCGTTCGCGGTGCTAGACCTGATGGACAAGGAGACCTCACTCAACTTCCCCTCGCCTGAGTGGAGTTTGGAGGTGCCGACTCATGAAGGTTGGTGGTGGAAGCGTCGAGCCCACCTTGTCCTTGATGATGGATCGTTTACTTGGCATAAGCCGACAGCCGTTTTTGTTAGAGAAATGGAAGGGGAACTGCGCGATACATCGTGGTCTTGCCCCGAAAATTTGAGGGTGAACAATGGCGAACAATGGTGGCCCATCCCGATCACCCCGCCGACAGGAGGTAAGTAAACATGAAGGAGCGCATACCGCTAGCCGAAGGCGTGAAGCTCGCCAATGAGGTCGTAGCGTTGCTCGAAACGTCGTGCGAGCGGCTAGAGGTCGCGGGAAGTATCCGGCGCCAAAAGGAAACTGTTGGTGACGTCGAGATCG